CAAGTGTTTCGGGGTATTATATGAGATAAGAACAAAGCGACAAACAGAAGAAAAAATGCGCTGGTGTACCTAAGTACACGGAAAGGAGTCACTTATGACAAACACAACCAAAACAACCACAACCGCAACTGTAGACCACAAAACCGCATTCGAAGCATTGAAGAAAACCGCTGAAAAAAAGCGCATGAAAGAAGCATACAACAAGGTACAGAACAAAGCAACTGCGTGGTTCTACGCTACACCGCTTGTAACGCTCAAGCGTGACAAAACAGTTTTTACAAAAGACAAAGCACACGTAGTTATCACTATCGGCAAAGAAATAATCAGATTTCAGCCCAGCAAAACAAAAGTGTTGGTGAGAGTCAATAAAGTGTTCAAAGAAGCACATACACAATTTACCTATGAAGAGCACACTTCATGGTCGCAACCTTATGCAGTAGAGATTGGCATAGATGATATTATGAAATGTTATGAAGCATAATATACCACCCACCCGCCCCACAAAAGGGGCGGGGTTTTTTGTGGTGGGTATGAGAGAGTCTCAAAAAATACTGAGCATTACTCTCTATTGTTGTCACGATTTTTTGATAATAACGATCCTATTAGTTGTTTCCCGAATTTTATAATTATATAGGGTTTATAAGTTGTATTTCATAGTGTTTATATGTATTTCACCTCTTTTCTATACCGCCGAAAGGGTTTTATTTAGGGTATTTTAGGGTGTTTTTGTATAAGTTGCACAATGAGGTGTTTATTTTCTATAGGGTAAAATCAACACTTCTTCGTGATTTTGCACAATGAAATACCCTTTAGTTGTCCCCGGATAATTATGGTATCTCTATATTTTTGTTGCATTATGTAAACTAATTTGATATATTAGGTGTAGAGGTGGAAGATGAATATTGATATTAAGTTGCAGAATTTAATAATTCCTTCTTATGATGCCGTATTTGCTGATATTATGAAACATAGTCATGTGCATTATGTTCTTAAAGGGGGACGTGGCTCTACTAAATCGTCTTTTATAGGCGGTATTGCTATACCTCTTCTTATTATGCGATACCCGAATGTTAATGCAGTTTGTTTTCGTAAGGTAGGCAATACTGTTCAGAACTCTATTTATAGCCAAGTTACTTGGGGTATTTATCAGATGGGACTTGAATCTCTTTTTCATATCCCGAAAACCTATTCTAACCCCATAGTCTATAAACCGACAGGACAAAAAATCTTCTTCATGGGCATGGACGATCCGAATAAGGTGAAGTCGATTAAAGTAGAGCGTGGGTATATAGGCATTACATGGTGGGAAGAGTTAGACCAATTCGCTGGCGAGAATGAATTGCGTAAAGTATTGCAGAGTACAATGCGTGGTGGAGATTTGTTTTGGGATTTCAGAACATTCAACCCACCGATTAGTATTGATAATTGGGCTAATGAATACGCAGATGAAGCAGAGGATAAAGAGAATACTCTTATAGTCTCTAACACCTATCTCGATGTTCCTGTTCAATGGCTTGGTCAGCAGTTTATTGAAGAAGCAGAGGATTTGAAACGCATAAATCCTCGTGCTTATGAACATGAGTATATGGGCTTACCTATTGGCACAGGCGGTAGCGTATTTCCAAATGCTTGCGATTTGAATATGAATGAGAAAGTTCCTGTCTATGATTATAACGGCAATATTATAGATTATGCACCTATGTGGCAGACCTTTGATAAGATATACAATGGCATAGATTGGGGCTTCGCTATGGATCCATTCAGATTCGTGCGTATGCACTATGATTCTAAAAAACTTGATTTATATATCTTTACTGAATACTCTACTGTTGCCACACGAAATCAAGTTGTTTTCGATATTCTCTACAAAGAGAAAAAACTCTTGAAGATGGATGAACTTGTTACCGCTGATAGTGCAGAACCTAAATCTATAGCCGACTTCAAAGCGTATGGAGCATATATCAGAGGAGCGATAAAAGGTCCAGATTCAGTACGATATGGCATTAAATGGTTACAAGGCTTAAATCACATCTATATAGACAAACGTAGGTGCCCTAAAACTTATAAAGAGTTTACTCATTATGAGTATTGTCAAGATAAAGACGGCAACTTCATTAGTGACTACCCCGATGAAGAGAACCACAGTATTGATGCTTGCAGATATGGAATGGAAAAATTCTATAACAGAAGAGGTAATTAAATGGCTAAAACAGGAATACAACACAAACGCAGACGCTATGTGCATAAACAGGAGCAAGATACTTCTGGAGTGTATGGCGGCAATAAAGGCTCAAATAAGGGTAAGCAGTATAATACAGGCGATAACGCTACGAAGAAAACCAAAGGCTACGATTCACTTACAAGTGAAAACAAAGAGCGTAGAGGACGTAGTGGTAGTGGCAAGACTAAGTACAAGTCAAAGACTACAGGCTCTAAAGCAAGAAACAGAAGCACGAATAGACGAAACAGAGCAAAGAGTGGAGGTAAATAATGCCACAATTATTAAATACTTCGTTGCGTGAGTATGTCGGTGTTGGTGAGTATAATATTCCTGCTATTCAGCCTGTGCATGAGATACCTAATATAGACACTTGGCTTGAATTTGAGAAAGCAAAGAAACTTCGTGGTACAGAGAGACTACGCAAGACTTCAAAAATAGGCGTTCATTTCTTTGAGTATGATTTCAAATTTGAATGTACTTGGAACTTTCCAGATAGGTATGCAGAAGTATTATCAGTATATGACGCTATCGTTACTCCCGATTATTCTTACTACATTGACTTTCCTAAAGCATTACGCATTTATAATAAATATCGTATGCACTGGATAACCGCTTATTGGCAGGAAAAAGGTCTTACTGTCATACCTCTTATTCGTATAGGATTAGAAGAGGATTGGGATTGGTGCTTCGATGGCTACCCGATAAACAGTATTGTAGCAGTTTCTACTGTCGGTAGCGGTAAATCACAAGAAGCGATAGAACAAGGCATGAAAGGGTATGAAGAAATGCTAAAGAGGTTAGAGCCTCAAGAAGTGCTGATATATTCTAACGGGGTTGATTATTTTCCTGGAAATGTACGATATATCAAGTATAACATAGACAAGCATATTGAAGGCATAGACGATGTTGATAAGGAGGACAATGATGATTAGTTTCTCTCAAATCATTCAAAAATTAAAGGAGGTATTCCGAAAAATGGTGCGTGGTAACTCTATTGAACGTGAGATTGGTGTTTCTCCATTAGTATCTAATCAGATGGCTACTGCAATTCAGTTGTGGGAAGATATGTATAAAGGTCAATCACCTTGGCTAAGAAATGCTACATATAGCGATCCTACTACGATTGTAAGTCTTGGATTACCTCAGATGATTGCAAGTGAAAAAGCAAGAACCGCTTTGCTGGAGTTTAAGTCTGAGATTACAACTCCGATGAAGGAAGTAGAAGTAGAATCTGAGGCTACTAATGCGGTTGAGCGGTTTAATGAATCTCTTGATTCCGAGAAAAATTCTCAGAATAGCGAAGCAAATCAACCGAAAGGTGGGGTTCGCACCCCGATGTTTCATCCTCGCAACACAGTTAAAGAACTTGTACCAAAAGGACCGACAGAACGTGCTGAGTATCTTAACAAGGTATATCAGAAAAAGGTTGTTTCTAAATTGCGTAGAGAAATTGAGTATGGTATCGCTTTAGGTGGACTTGTTATTAAGCCGTATGTCATTGTAAATGAACCTAAGGAGGAAAACTTCTCTGACGATGCTCTTGTTTTGAATGCTAACTTTGATAAGGCAGAGATTGAGTTTGATTTTGTCTATGCAGACCATTTTTATCCTCTTGCGTTCAATGGTAGTGGTGATATTACAGAAGCCGCATTTATTGAGCATAGAGTAGATAAGAATATCACCTATAGCAGACTTGAACACCATAAATACTTTAGTGCAGAGCATAGAGTAGAGATTACCAACATGGCTTTCAAATCTACTGCAAATGTTCAAGCAAATGAAGGAGTAGATTTAGGTGAACGCATTTCTCTGAAATCTGTACCCGATTGGGAGGGTATTCAAGAACACGTTATTATTGAACACGCAGACAGACTTATGTTTGCATACTTCAAAATGCCCGAAGCAAATACTATTGATATGTATTCTCCTCTCGGTGTCAGCGGTTTTGATAAAGCGGTTGACCTTATCAAGCAGGCAGATATTCAGTATTCCAGACTTCTTTGGGAATATGAGGGTGGCGAACTTGCGATTGATATTGATAGGGATGCTCTTCGTGATACAGAGGTGTGGGATAAAGAGGGTAAGTTAAAATCGATCTCACGAATGGGAACACTTCAACAGAGATTGTATCGTAAGGTAGATTTAGGAAATGAGAGTGATACATATAGTGTCTATGCTCCTGCTCTTCGTGATTCAAGTTATATTCAAGGCTTGAATACAATTCTTACCCATATTGAAGATGTAACAGGACTTTCCCGTGGCACAATCTCAGAAGTAACTATGAACGAAGCAAGAACGGCTACTGAATTGAGAATCCTCAAGCAGAGAAGTTATCAGACAAATGATGATATTCAGAAGGCTATTCAGCGGTGTCTGGAAGATTTGATTTATGTTATGAACGCTCTTTGTTCTCTGTATGAGATTACCCCCGAAGGAGAGTACGATGTATCCTATGAATGGGATGATAGTATTCTCGTTGATGTAGATACAGAACTTGGCAAGCGTATGACTCTGATGCAGAATGGCATTATGAGTAAGGAAGAACTGAGACAATGGTACTTCGGTGAGACAGAGCGACAGGCAAGAGAAGCACTACTCAAGGTACAGGAAGAGAATCGACTTGCAGTTGAAGATAATCTCATGACTCAGATGGAGTTTAGAGATAATGGTATGGATAGCAGTATGCAACAGAAACCCGATTCATTCAGACAACCTAATGAGGAAAATAACTAATGCTAAAAGATAATGAGATTGAAGCACTCATACAACCATATGTGAAGAGACAACAAAAACTGAATATGTATGTAGTAAATAAGATTGCTAATCGTATTGGGCAGATTGGTAGTCTCTCCTCTACGGATGTATATAGATTGCAACAACTCTATAAGATTGGTGAAGATGCTCGGCTGATAAATCAAGAGATTGCGAAAGTCCTTAATGTTCAAGTTGGTAGCGTTAAGGACACTATTCGCAAAGCGGCGATAAAGACATATGCAGACGCAAAGCCATTCTATGATTACAGACACAAGGCACAGATACCATATGAGAAGAATATAAAACTACAACGTACTGTAAGTGCTATTAGTAAACAGACAGAAGGAACATTTAAGAATCTATCGAACTCTAAAGCAACAGGCTTTGTGATTAGAGATATGAAGAATCCTCAACTGTTAAAGTTTCAGAATGTTCAGCAAACTTATCAGAGTATTGTGGATGAAGCGGTGCAAGCGGTACAGAATGGCACGATGGATTTTGATACTGCTATGAGCAGAGCATTAAAGCAACTCAATGAAAGTGGATTGCGTAGAGCATATTGGGATAGCGGTTACACACGAAGAATTGATAGTACAGTACGCATGAATATCTTAGGTGGTATTCGTCAAATCAATCAGCAAGTACAGATGCAAATAGCACAAGAAATAAAGGCAGATGGTGTTGAACTATCAGCACACTCATTCTCCGCTCCAGACCATGAACCGATACAAGGCAGAATTTTCACAATGAAGGAATTTGAGAAGTTACAGAGCGAAATGGATTTTGAAGATACAACACATACAAAATTCATAGCGATTCGTAGACCTATCGGTGAGTGGAACTGTAAGCACTTTACACAGGCTATAATCATAGCAAAGCATAAACCTACATGGTCTTTACAGGATTTAGAAGAGTTAAAGCAACAGAACGCAGAGGGTTATACTACTAAAAGTGGCAAGCATTATACGATGTACGAATGTACTCAAATAATGCGAAAATATGAGACAGACATACGATATGCTAAAGAGGGCGTAATAATGTCTAAAAACGCAAATAACGAGCGTCTAAAAGCATATTATGAAGCACGTTTATTACGTTTGAATAAAGAGTATAATCAGTTCTGTAAGGATTGCAGTTTACGCAAGCAGAGAAATCGTACTTTTGTGCCAAATTTTTCATGAAAAAGGTTTACATAATATAAATATTATGTTAATATGAATAGTGAAAGATTGTTGTTTTCCACATTCTTTTATCTTCCACTCTCCGTGTGGGGGAATCCCTCATGCGGAGTTCAGAAGTTCTTGCCGAGCATAAAGGCGTTAAAACAAATGCCATTCAAGTGCAAACTGTAATGCACGATTAAACAAAACAGACATAAATGAATGAAGGAGGATTGTACTATGACAATCAAGGAACTTTTCGACAAAGCAGAGAATGGAACATTGACGTTTGCACAGTTTGAAGCACTTGCAAAGGAAAACAATGCGAAGTTCGCAGACTTATCAACAGGCTCTTATGTAAGCAAAGATAAGTTTGACAATGAAGTAGCAAGTAAAGACGGACAAATCAATACTCTGAATGAAACCATTAAGTCCAGAGATAAAGATTTGAAAGACTTGAAAGCACAACTCAAAGACGCAGGAACAGACACACAGAAACTTGCAGACCTTGAGACGCAACTTGGAAACTTGCAGACACAGTATAAGACCGATACTGATAATTACAAGGCACAGTTGAGCAAGCAGGCTTACGAATTTGCGGTAAAAGATTTCGCAAATGGAAAGAAGTTTTCAAGTAATGCGGCAAAGCGAGACTTCATCAGTTCTATGATTGCCAAAGATTTGAAAATGGAAGGCGATAAGATTATTGGTGCAGATGATTTTGTTTCCATGTACTCTAACGAAAATGCAGACGCATTTATCGTAGAGCAACCGAAGCAGGAACCGCAGACACCGCCCCCGACATTTTCAAAGACAGTAAATCCTAATACAGAGCAACCTAAATCAGATAACGCAAATCCGTTTAACTTCCATTTCATGGGGGTTAGACAAAGACCAACAAATAACGAGTAAAGGAGATTAAAACTATGCCTAATTATGTAGCACCTGCTAACAACGGCTCCACAGGAACCCATGATGGCACTAATGCCATCGGCGCACTTAACTATGCTGACGAGTATCAGCGTTCTCTTGAGCAGAACTTTCCTTGGGTTCTGAACTATGGCGCACTTTATGCTACCCCGAATAACAATCGGTTCAGATGGACAAGTAGCAAGACTATCGAGATTCCGTCTATCAGCACCACCGGACGTGTGGATGCAAATCGTGATACGATTGCATTTGCTCAGAGAAACTATCAGAACGCATGGACACCGCTGACTCTTGAGAATGAGCGTAAGTGGTCTACACTTGTTCATCCGAGAGATATTGATGAAACCAACATGGTAGCAACCATCGGCAACATCACTCAGGTATTCAACGAGGAGCATAAGTTCCCCGAAATGGATGCTTACACCATCAGCAAGATTTATGCTGATTGGTCTGTGGCAAAGAACCCCGATACTGGCAAAACTCTTACCCCGGATACAACTGTTCTAACCACTCAGAATATTCTGTCTGTATTTGATAATCTGATGCTCAAGATGGACAATGGGCGTGTTCCGGCAAATGGACGTATTCTGTATGTTCCGTTTGAGATTCAAACTATTCTGAAAGAAGCAGAGAAGATTTCTCGGTCTATGGATATTACTTCTGGACCGAACGCAATCGACCGCAGAGTAAATCGTCTGGATCAAGTTCAGGTAATCGGTGTTCCGTCTACTCTGATGAAAACTCTTTATGACTTCACTACCGACTATGCCGTTGCAGATGATGCAGAGCAAATCAATATGTTCCTCGTTCATCCGCTTGCAGTTATCACTCCTGTGTCCTACACATTCTCTCGTCTGGATGCTCCGAGTGCTATGTCTGAGGGCAAGTATGTTTACTACGAAGAGAGTTTTGAGGATGTATTCATTCTTGCAAACAAGGCTAACGCTATTCAGTTCAACGTATCTGATGGTAGTGGAACTTCTACATCTACATCTACATCGTAAAGAGGTAGCATATGAGTGAAATCAAACTGCGTAAAGCAAATCGCATTGTGAGAGTAACCGAGAATGAGTTAGATAAGTATTTATCTGTTGGCTATGTGGTTGTACCCGATAAAAAGGTACAACCCACGTCTACAAAGGTAGAAGAGCCTGTAAAGGTTGAGAAGCCTGTTGTAGAGTCACAAAAGGTGGATGCTGAACCTAAGAGCGAAGTTTTCTCACAATCGAAGAAACCGAGAAAGCGTAGAAATTAGTTAGAAGGCGGTGGAATCAATGTACCTTGATTATTCAGAATATCAGAATATGGGTGGGACGTTAGACGAAACCGCCTTTAACGATTTTGAGTACGAAGCGGAAACCTATGTGAATTGGTACACATTCAATCGACTCAAAACAGAAACCGAATATCCTGTTGAACTTGCACGTTGTATGTATCGGCTCATTATGTTAGCGAAACTCAAAGCAGACGCATTACTGTTGGGAAAACAAACTACAGTAACGATTGATGGTGAGGGAAACAGAACTACAACAGAAGTATCTACATTCATCAAAGGACAATCCAATGATGGTGTAAGTGTAGATTACAATGCAGTAGACGCAGGAAATCTGTTTGAGTTACTTGCTTCTCAGAAAAGTGGTAATGTATTGGAAGATACAGTACGCAAATATCTGAATGGCGTAAGACGATTGAGTGACAACAAACTACTTACTTATAGAGGTTTATATCCCGATGAATAATGCAATCTATCCCGAATGGTGGGAAACCACTATAACAATATACAATAAGTTTACCGATCCACAGACACAAGTTGTTCGGTGGTATAGAACTGTTGTAGAGGGTGCATTTTGGAAATATGTGGGGGAGAAAATCAACATAGGTAATACTGTTCTTGAGACTAACAATATCATCTGCCGCATACGAAAAGATGATAGGTTTCTTGAGAAGTACCAATGGCTGAATGTACCGAATGATAAAATGTCAGAATACTTCACTTTAGCAAAGGGGGATATAATCGTTAAAGGCGAAGTAGATGATGAAATCAATGAGTATCAATCAGGACATAGATCGAATGATTTAATTGCTAAGTACAAAGAACTACAAGGTTGTATGAGTATAGATACAATGGCAATCAATGTAGGTGCTGGACGATGTGAGGAGCATTATTATGTGAGAGGTATCTAATCATGGCATATATTACACTAACAGTTTCAACATTACAAAGATACGGCACAAACAGGCAATCAGAGTTGCTGGCTTTGTTGAATGATGATAGTGTGCGTGAGCAGATAAACGAGATAATCAATGAGAAAATGCGTGAGGGTGATTATATACCTCTAAATATGTCAGAGTTTGTAAGCCGCAATCAAGGAGATTATCCAGGAAGATTGCGTAATTCCGCAAGTGTTACAAAAGAGGGCATTACTTGGAGAACACCATATGCACATTATGTTTGGGCAGGAAATGTATATGGACCTAACATACCTATTCATCCAAAAGGTGATAAAGATACTGTAATAGGTTTTTATTCTCCAAAAGGTAAAACAAAAACACCAACGGGAGAGGCTATGAAATATTCAACCCCAGGCTCTGGACCGAGGTGGGTGGATTTAGCATTTAGTGGTTCTGGAAGAATCATAAATCAAGCGGTTACAAATTTTCTGAAAAAAGAGTGTAGAGCAAGGGGATTAAACACATGATAGACAAGAATCAAGCAATCATAGATTATCTTATAACTTGTCCATATATTCAGAATAGTCCTCTGTATTTCAACCTCATTGAGGCACATGATAACAATGTTCAAATCGTAACTACTTCCGAAGATATAACCACAAGACGTCCATATGTTAATGGCGAAATACCAAAACGCTATACGTTCAATCTTATCACATTCAAATCAATTACAGATTTAGCCGTGGTAAAGGATGATGAGTATATGAATGAGAATGTGGATGATTTAGCAGACGTACAGACGCTTCTTGATTGGTTACATGAACAGGAAGATGAACACAACTACCCCGACTTCGGAAAAGATTGCTATATTGATAGTCTACAAACTACAACTGATACACCTCGGTTTGATGGCATCAATACTGAATTAACACCTCCTCTCGCTATGTATAGCATAGCGATTGTGATAAACTATATTGACACAAGTAAAATGTTATGGAAGGAGAACTAAAATGGCAGTATCTCAATTTAACCTTAAAGACCGCCAGAGAGCAGAACGTAAACTGCTCATCACAGTAGCAGAGTGGAAAGAAGGCGAAGGAACTTCTGCTTCAAATGTTCGTGAGATTCTTGGTACTCGTACCGAAGATTCCTCTATCGAGTACAATGCTGATATTGAAACCACAACTGATATTCGTGGAATCAACTATACAGATGTAAACAGAACTCAGCCGCAACAGGATTTCGATCCGTACCTCATTCTCGGTGGCTCCAAACTTGGTGCTTATCTGAATGATAAGAGACGCAGAAACGCAGTTAGCGAACTGAATGACTTTACTGTTTACGTTATCACCGCATTTGTAGGTGAGTCTGGCGCATACGAAGCAGAGTGTCATACAGGATGCACCATTACTTACACCGCTATCGGTGGTGACAGTAATGTGAATATGCCGATTTCTGTATATCTGTCTAATGACTATAACGGAAGTGGAGCACCGGCTACTGGCACAGTTGATAAACTGAGTGACGATTTCGTTTTCACTGTTGACCAGTAAGTAACTAAAAGATGGGAGATAAAAGAATGGAAAACACAATGAATCAAGTAGTAGACTTTGACCTATCATTTGTACCTAAGAAACGAATCAGAATTGATGGGGACGATAATCGTGTTATCGAACTTAACACTTCTGATATGGGAATCATTGAACGTATTGACAAACTCGCCAACAAGATGGATGAACTGTCTAAGCAGTATGTTGATAAGAAGTTTGATGAGAACTTAGATGAGAAGGCTGAAACAGAAGAACTCATAAGTGAGATTAAGAGGTTGGACACTCAAATGCGTACAATCGTAGATGATTTGTTTCAATCTCCTATATCAGATGTATGTGTTCAGAACGGCACAATGTTCGATATGGTAAACGGGCAGTTTACCTATGAAATTGTGATTGAGAAACTTCTTACTCTCTACACCGATAATATTGAGTCAGAGACTAAGAGAACTCTCGATAGAATCCGTAAGCATACAAACAAATATATTCCACAAGACCACAAAAAGAAGTCCTAATTATGTTTGAATTACCCACAAGCATTACAATAGGAGAACGTGAATATCCTATTCGTAATAATGGTGATTTCAGAATGGTTCTGGATTGCTTTGCTTGTTTACAAGATGTGGAACTTGCGGAACAAGAGCGTGTATTAACCTCACTATGTATCTTCTATTCAGACATAACTTCAATAGACGATATTAGTGAGGTTTTTTCTACACAAGAAGATTTGATAGGTGCAGTAAATGGTATGTATGATTTCTTCAACTGTGGACAGAAAAACGTAGGAGCGAAACAGAATCATAAACTCATTGATTGGGAAGATGATAGTCAGATGATTATATCAGCAATCAATAGGGTAGCAGGAAAAGAAGTAAGAGCAGAACAGTACGTTCATTGGTGGACTTTCATGGGTTATTATCTTGCAATCGGTGAATGTCCGTTATCAACAGTAGTGAACGTGCGTGATAAGATAATCAAAGGTAAGAAACTTGAAAAGTGGGAAAGCGACTTTAGAAAAGAGAATCCAGAATACTTTGTATGGAACTCTAAATCTGTGGAAGATAGAGAAGCGGAAGAATACATCAGACAAATCTGGAATAATGGTGGTGACTTAAATGGCTGATACAGATGTTATCTTAAAAGTCGGATTAGACGTAAAAGATGTAGAGAGTCAAGCGCAACAGTTGCGTGGCAGAATAGAGAATGTTTTTGATAAGACCAATGGTAAGAAAATGTCCTCTTCTTTTGTGCGTCTTAAACAGAGTATGCGGGATGTATACAATGAATCTAAATCTGTTAGTGCCGAACTTAATCAATTAAGGTCGCAAAAAAATGTTTTTGTTGATACAAAGGATTATGCAGAAGCAAAAGCGAACATTCAAAAAATAGAGAATGAGATTGATAAACTCAATGCAAAATTAAAAGAAGCAGAAGCGATACATGGAGTTGGTTCTTCTCAAGCAAATTCAATAGCGGCAAGACTTTCATATTATCAAAATACACTTCGTCCCGATGCTTATGCACATAAGGCTGATTTAGCATTACAAGATAAAGCAGTTGTTTCTATTCCTGTTGAACAAACTCAGCGGTATCAGGACTTAATCGCTCGACAATCTCAACTTAACGATAAGATGCAGATTGCTAATACTCGGGCACAGGAAATGCAAAATAAGATGAGTGGTGTAAAAGAAGCATTTACATCCGCTCGTAATGCAGTTTCTAAAATAGGTCAAGCCATTAGAAAACTAATCAGTTTAGCGGGAAGATTAGTAGACCGCTTGCGTGGTGTAAATACAGGCGTAGAAGATACAAGTAAGTCCATGAAGAACTTACTCAGGTTTGCTCTCAAATATGGACTTGGATTACGTTCTATATTTATTCTGTATAAGAGATTAAGAAGTGCTGGAGTAGAAGCGTACAAAGGTCTTGCAAGTCAATTTCCCGAATTGCAAGCAGAGTTGAATGACCTTAAAAATAGTTTTTTCCAACTCAAGAATAGTCTTGCTACAATGGCACAACCTATTCTTTCTTATCTCGTTCCTGCTATCAAAACTTTGATGAGTTGGCTTACTGCGGCGATGAACGCTATTGCTAACTTCTTCGCAATTCTTACAGGCGCTAAGTATATTTACAAAGCATCTAAAGCAAACAAAGATTGGGCGAAGAGTGCTGGCGGTGCAGGCAAGGCCGCTAAAGAAGCAAGCGAAGATATAGCAGAGTATGATAACCTCATCCTCATTCAGCAAGACAATGATAATGGTGGAGGTGGTGGCGGAGGTGCCGCTGATGATTACGCTGGAGCATTTGAAAAGGTAAAAGCAGAATCAGACCTCGCCAAAGAAATCAAAGACGCTATCAATCGTGGTGATTGGGAAGGTGTAGGTGTTGCACTTGGTAAGCGTCTGAATACAGTTACCGCAAGACTTGATAAGTGGATAAATGGTACATTCAGACCAGCCGCAAAGAAATGGGCAAGTAGAGTCGCACAAATACTTAATGGTCTTACAAGTACATGGGATAGTGCTTTAACAGGAAAGACACTTGCAGATGGTCTGATGGCTATTTATGATACAATAGCAACTTTCTATGAGAAGTACAATTTCAAGAATCTTGGAAAGAAAGTCGGTACTGCAATTACATCTTTCTTCACATCATGGGAGCCTGATACTGTTGCCCGTAGATTTGCAGGAAAGTTCAATGCAGTTATCAATTTTGTAGCAGGACTTATTGATAAAGAAAAAGGCATTAACTTCAAACTTATTGGACAAAAACTCGGTCAAACACTTAAGAGAACCATTGAGCGTATTGAGTGGAAACAATTAGGTGCAGACTTATCTGGACTCGCAACAGGAATACTTGAAAGTCTTGCATCGTTCATTAAAGAATCTAAAGTTGGCACAACTGTAGGTAATGCAATCAATGAGTTCTTGAGTGGTATCGACTTCGGACAACTTGCAAAAGACTTGTCTGATGTAGCAATCAATATAATGGATGCTATTGCAGACCTACTTGAAACGATTGATTGGACCGCTATGGGACAAGCAATAGCAGACTTCTTAAAGAATATTGATTGGGGTAAATTCTTAGAGACTTTGGCAAAGGTAGCACTTGCACTTGTTAAGGGCATTGGTTCAGCATTACTTAGTATAGCAACTGATCCAGAAGCATTGTCAAGTATCGGTACAGGCTTACTTGCTATCTTTGGTGCAAAGTGGATTTGGGGCAAAATCAAGTCTCTGTTTGCAACAAATATCGGTAGTGCATTGAGCGGCGGTCTTGCCGCAAGCGGTGGCGGTACTGTTGTTGGTAATTGGTTGCGTACTGTATTCACAAGTGGTCTTGGTAGTGGAGCGGCTGGTTGGCTTGGTACAGGATTGCAGGCAGTTATTGGTGGTGCAGTAACATTTCAAGGTGTTGGTAGTGCCGCAGGAAATATCAATTCTGTTGTCGCTACGCTTTTCAACAATGAGGAACTTGCTAAAGAATACAAGAAATTTTCAAAGAACGCTATTGGCTATACCATAGATACAGTTAAAGAGTGCTACAAAGCGGCAGATGAATACTCTGAAATTACAGGCGGTTTTACACTTGATAACGCTATTGGTGCTATGTTCTCTGATGGTGGAAATATTGATAAAGCACTTGCAGATTTTACAGAGAAGCAGAATAAACTTCAAGAAGATGGCTACAAAGCCTACATGGATATGATTGACCGCAGAATCAAAGCGGGTAAAATGGTAAATGATAATGACAGAAAATTACTTGCAGAGTTCAAGGGAATCTCTACTGAAACCATAAGCACCGCTCAATCAACTGCAAGTCATTATGAAGAGATTGCTAAGAGACAGGCTGGAGTCGATACTGCATCTAAGCAGACTATGATAACTAACTCCAATCACTATGCACAGATAGCACAGAAGAACGCAATCACTCACGATGCGGCCAATAGACAGTTAATAAACAGTTCTAATCATCATGCTTTAATTGCTCAACAGAACGCACAAAAGGTTACAAAGTCAGATAATGATATGATTACATCATCTAATCATTATGTGCAGATTGCTCAACAGAACGCTAATGCAGTATCAACAAATGCGAATAACATGGCAACTAATATTAAGACAGCCGTATCTACTGTTCCTACTGCATACGATACCACATTCACAAATGCTTACAATAAGGTAACAGGAGCATTTAGTGGTATCAAGACATTCTTTAGTGGTGTAGCAGATGGAGTGAAATCACCATTCAGTACAATGGCTGATTACTTCAAGACTACATTCACCAATTCTTGGAATGGTGTAGTATCAGTATTTCAATCTAACTCACCACAGTTTCAATCTATACAGGACAGCGTGAGTGGAGTGTTCAAGAGTTCCATCAATAGCATGATAGGCGGTATCAATAACTCTTTGCTATCTCCGTTTAGAACCTTGAGTAATGCTTTTGCTAAGATGAGAGGATTTAATATCAATGGTGCAAGTCCGTTTGGTTCATTACCATCATTCAATGTACCGAATATTCCTAAGTTAGCACAAGGTGCTGTGTTACCGCCCAATGCACCATTCTTAGCAGTAGTCGGCGACCAAAAGAGTGGAACAAACGTAGAAGCACCTCTTGATACAATCGTACAGGCATTACAGATTGCACTTGAGAATAACAATAATAATCAACCGATTATCTTAAATCTCAATGGTAGACAAGTAGCACAAGCGGTATGGGATGAAGAGAACAAGAGATACAAGCAAACAGGATTGCGATATAGAAATGCATAAAGGAGAATGACTTATGGCTTGGCAAGGTTATTTATTCAAATCAACTGCAAACAACAAGGTATTTCCAGAGAAGTATATCGCACTTGAGTCCTGGAGTTCTACACCGAATCAGCGTGAAGAGATAAAGGCATATCGTGACGATAACACAAGAGAACTCACAAGAGTGACGGCACAAGGTAAGAAGTCTGTATTCTCTTTCAAAACAAGAAAGAAATTACATCTTGCGGAGAAGCAGGAGATACAAGACTTCTTCACCTCTGCCGAGGTAGACCATGTGCAGAGAAAGATTCAACTCACATTTTGGAATGAAGAAACCAATGATTATCAGACAGGCTACTTCTATCGACCGAATATGCCGTTTAAGATTTACAAAATCTCTGATGATGATATAATATATGATGAAATGTCCTTTGAATTGATTGAATATTAAAGGTGACTTATGGAAGTAACTTTCAACAGACGAACAATTATATCATTTCCCAACAATGACGATTTGCCAGACATTGAAAGTGGTATTGAAGATGGTTCTTTGTCGATAGATGAAGTCCTATATTCTGATAGACTAACAATCGGTACATATAGTGCCAATCGGTTTGAGTGCGATGTATATGATTACCCAACTGTAGGAGCAGAGAAAATATATGTCTATCAGATTGTAGATGAAGTTGAAGGAGAAGAACCAATCGAAGTACCACTATTCACTGGCGTTGTAGACTCATGTGTTACAAATCGTGGTAGGTTTGAGGACAGCAAACATATTGTTGCATATGATGTTCTATATAGCACAGGCAAGTTAGATGTATCAGCATGGTGGGAACAAGTATTTGATACAGAAACAAGTGTTACAGTAAAGACATTAAGAGAAAGTCTGCTTACCTTTGCTGGACTTACCTATGATGTTGTAGACTTACCAAACGATACTGTAACCATTACCCAAACACAGCAGTTGAATACCATTTCATTTGAATCCATGTTCAAGTATATACTTGAAATCAATGCTACAAATGCAAATGTGACAAGGGATGGTAGAGTTCAATTTCTTACAGTATCAAGCGAAGAGCCTATTGATGTAGCAGAGGTATATGCACAGAATACATCCGAATTTGATACATACACTATTCCTGCGTATGGTGCAGTAAGAATTACATTAAGTAGCAGAAGCGTTGTAGCAACTGTTGGAGAATCTAATTTCTTAGACATAACAGATAACCTACTTCTTTTGGATAAAACAGTAGGAGTATTAACACCTATTGCACAGGCTATACTAAATGTGATAAATACATTTACATATAAGCCAGCAAGCATTGATATGATATGGAATCAACTTGATATTAAAGTTGGTGATAAGTTGCTGATAGGTGGAAATGTATATCTTGTCTGTGAGAATTACATGAATGGCTCTATGTTAGTGGAGCAACAAATCTCTTCTAACGGCGGTGAAAAGATAGAAGATACCACTCCTTCATACGATGCTTCTAAAGCAGATATGCAGGCACAGATTGAAGCAAGTTCCCTAAAGTATTACAGACATTACAACAAACAAGCGATAGAGATAGAATCTATCACTCGTCCTATTATTACAATAAGATATACCTCATCCGAAGATGGTGTAGTAGTTTTTCATGGTTGTGTTATAATAGATGTAGAACGGATAGACGATACAAAAGAAGCACAGACAATATTACAATACTCGGTCAATAGTGAGATTGTAAGAGAGTATACACCAACAGAGACTTATCATCATGATGGTAGACATACACTAAACCTACTTCATTTTTGGGAGGCTGGTTCGGGAAAAGCAGACAGATTTGTAGTCTATCTAACTGCCGTGAATTGCAAAGTTACCATAGGTGCTTACAGAATTGAAGCATACATGGAAGGCATGGGTCTTGTCGGTGAAGCAGTTTGGGATGGATTCATTGATATTGCAGATGAAATCAATGTTATTCCGTTTGAGAACGAACCTAAACCGATTGACTTTGAGGATGAACTTACACCCACTATTGATACTGCTATCGTACTGGAAGCAGATGATAATATCTACACAGTTGCATTTGAGAACGAGCCTAAACCTCTTGACTTTGAAGCAGACCTTTATCTTAACAAAGAAAGACTTAAAGGAAATACATGGCTTGATGTTAAGACGATTGGTGATTGGGCTACTATTAAGAATGATTACGGATGGTAAAAAGGAGGCAATATGACAGTAGAAGATAAGTACCTACTTAGAGAGCCTGGATATGGTGATACCGCTGATATAAAGGATATTAACCATAACACAGATTTGATTGCAAATGGTATGTATCAAAATCGTCTTATGATTGGTAAGGCATACAATCCGGATAGAGAAGAGCCTTACATGAAAGGCGATTTAGTGGTAAAGCAGACTACTGTGTTAGAAGATGGTAGTCCTGTAGCATATAACTTTGAGTATTATAAAGCACTTGAAGATAACATTACTGGCGTATGGGATGCAAGTAAGTGGGAACTCACAGATGTAGCGACAGAACTCTCCACCAAAGGCGGTGCAGACGTAACCAAGACCGCAAGCGGAAATCCGATAGAGCTGACGGA